CAGACAGATGGGATGGCCGCCATTCTGCAGAAATGGAACAGGAGCGGTTTTACGGACCTCAGGTGGCTTGCCTATATGCTGGGCACTGTGTACCATGAAACGGCCCGCACGATGTACCCAATAGAGGAATACGGCAAGGGTAGGGGCCGTAGATACGGAAAGAAGTACAAGCAGTCCGGCCAGCCCTATGATGAGCCGGATCACATCTATTATGGTCGGGGATATGTTCAAATCACCTGGTATGAGAATTACGAGCGTATGGGCCGGATACTGGGCATACCATTGCTACAGAAGCCTGAGCTTGCATTGGTGCCAGAGCATGCGGCAGATATCATGTTCGAAGGGATGACGAAAAGTGTATCGTTCAAAGGTGATTTCACTGGCCACTGTTTAGAGCAGTACTTCAACGGATCGAAAGAGGACTGGGTGAATGCACGGAGGATCATCAACGGCCGTGATCGGGCGGAGCTGATCGCTGGATATGCCAAACGGTTTTATCAAATCATACTTGCATCATCATGAAACCAAAAAAGAAAGAAGTGATCTGGTTCGTTATTCTCCTGGCGGCTTTAATCATATTTTTCGCTACCGGCTGTGGCTCAAAGAAGATATCAACCAATACGGATGTCAAGGAAAAGACAGAGGTTGAGTTAACGGACAACTCCATCATAAGTTCCAAGGTGGAGCAGGAAGCTCAGTATACCAATGCGACCACGAACGAGCGTATTGTGACTATGTACGGAGTCCGATTTGACACTATCCAGGTAGAGGGGAAACCATTTGTCATACCGATCTACTACCCGGAGCAGAAGATTGAGGATCGCACCATCAATGTCGATAACTTTATCTGGAGGATGAATACGCAAGACAGCATCCGGAAAGCAGTCTCATTAGAGTTTAAGGGCACACTCGAGGGTAAGGAGAAGAAAATATCAGAGCTGAAAGAGTCTACAATGGTTTATCAGATAGCACTGCTTATCATCTCAATTTTCGGAATTACCGTTCTTGTTTTATATATTATAGCAAAGATCAAGTCCCGAATGATTGGCTTCTGATTTGCTCATGTTGATTTATGGTTTTAGTGGTTTGCCCCTCGTGCGTGCTGCGAGGGGTTTTTTGTGAAGAAAAAAAGCCGGGGAGTAACCCCGGCCTTTTAAAAGATCAACCCTTAAAACATGATATTATTGTGGCATCATGTTTTCTAAATCAGATGCTTTCACATCAAAATCATCTTCTCCGACATCGCCAGTAACTGATTCAATTGCATAAACAGTCACACCTACTGGAAAAGCGGCTACTGTTTTAGTACCCTGTAAAATCGAAATAACACCAGACTTGTTCACGCGAATGTTAGTCCCATAGATAGTTTTGTCGTAAAGAGTGTTGCCAGTTTCAACTTTAAATTTCATAGAGGTAAACGTTTTAAATAGTTAATTCACAAATATACGCATTATTTTAAATAATTCTTCATTTCACTCCTCTCAGCTATGCACTTATCAACATAAGCTATTATTTTATTTGCTCACCTGAAGAACAAGAATCGATAGTATGCTTTTGACAAGAAACATCCTTTATTCTGCCTCTCCAATACCAATTGCAGATCCTCAATCATTTTGCTAATGTTATTAAAGACGTCTGCTTTAATAGTACTATTGATTGCATCCGATACAATCTGTGCTGTTTTATCAGCATTCGTAATTTCATCCATAATCTTAATCATAATTTCAAATACTCTCTCACTTTTTCTATCGCTTCTTTCACGCTCCGTACAATCACATACTTGCTGCCGCATTTCTCAGCCTGTTTCTGGAACTCTTTCTGTTCGGGTGACTGTTTCCCCGTCTTCGTCTTAAACTCGAGGCAGAGCGAAGCAAAACCACCTTTCGGGATGAGTAGAAGCACGTCTGCCACCCCAGATTTAACTCCTTGTCGTTTCAGATTAATTGCTTCAAGTTTATTTCGACTTCCCCCATTCGGTACCGCAAAGAGAAGTTTCTCCGGGATCCTGGGGAAGAAGATCTTTGCCTGAGCGAAAAACTCACTTTGGATATCGGCCTCTTCGTGACTGATTGCTCGCTTCTTCTTCGCGATTTTTGCATCCTTCTTCTCGATGAAGCAGTTGTAGCAGATAAACCCATCCTCAGTTTTTAGAACTGAGGGAGTTTGTTTTTTACATACTATGCAGGTTTCGGCGCTCATTCCTGTTCAATGCTCTTACCTGCTCTCGTGTGCTTTGTGTACTTTCTCTTATGATCCTCCCGAAGGAAGGCATCATGCCGTGGCAGGTAAACATACTCTTTGCCATTAAATCTGATCCCACCATACCGTACACCAATTGAGAGATATGGTTGTTGTGATCCATGGAGGATCAATACTGGTGTGTCTTCTTTATTTGCCATTGTTTATAAAGTTGTAGTTGTTCAATAATTCTTCCTGTCTCTCTCGAGCTTCGCCATGAAGCGGTTAATCTGCTCAACTTTATCCCTCTGAGAATTGATGAGTATTACCGTATTGTTGGCGGTAATGCTAAAAGAGCGACACCGATACACCATTAAGCAAGTTTTTAGCTGTCTTGCAATAGTCAGGATCAATTTCAAAGCAAATCCAATTTCGTTCTTTTTGTTTACACGCTTGGGCGGTTGAGAAACTTCCTGCAAAAGTGTCCAAAACTAAATCGCCTTTATTGCTACTTTTTTCAATTAGGTAACTAATCAAATTTACTGGCTTTTCGGTTGGGTGGTTTTCGTTTCCTGTCCTTTTAACCTTCAGTATGTTAGCATCACGCCCACCATTAAGTTTTTTCTTTCCGTTGCTACAAAATATTATCATTTCATATTTCGGTGCATAGTCGCCTTCTAAGTCGCCCATTCCAGTATTATTCTTTTCCCAAATAAGTATGTTCTTAATTTGGAAGTGTACACCTAATTCCTGCTTAAAAATATCTACATTGTGCCAAGAGCAAAAAACATAAAGGTGGGCTTCGTCTTTGCACACTCTTTTTAGTTCCTTGCACCAACCACCCAACCAATCAAGGTTGTCATCGTTTTGGATACTTTTGTGTTTAACTTTACGGTGGTTGCTTTGAAATTTCATACCGTAAGGTGGGTCAGTTACTACCAAGTCCACGCTATTATCTAAAACTTGCTTAATTCCGTCCTGCCAATCAATACAAGTTACCTCGTTGATAAAAGCACTACCGCCAACACTGGGTATAGTGCATAGCGGGGTTTTTGCTGTATTTAAAGTTTGTTTCATCTATTTTAGTTTTGTGTTATCCGATAGGTTCGTGCTTCTAAATCCGCTACGACACCATACCCTCAACGTTGTCAATCCGGTGAGGGATCAGGTCAGCAAATTTCCGTTTTACTTCTTCACCGATCTTTTTTGTTTTCTCTCTCAGATCCGCAGCATCTGCCTGTGTGATTACACCTTTCTTTCGTGCCATATTATTTCAGTTATTTATGATAGATAGTTTGCTGGGTACTCATGGTTATGGCCTGGAAGAACCAAGATATCTTTGTCAGCTCCACATCCAATTATCAAGAACAGGCAAATTATGAGCAAAATCACGATTGCCACTGTTACAAGTTTTTCTTTCATTTCGATTTCATGTTTTTCAGTTCGTTCAACTCTCTCTCAACCTGTACAAGCCTTTTCAGAATTGGCTTCAGCTTTCGCCTCTCCGCTTCGTACATCAACCTGTAGTAGTTTGCATTTCGCTTCGCCTCTTCGACCTCAAGCTGTTCTTTGCTCGCAAACCGGCCGGCATGATCTCTCAGATATGAGCGATCTTTTATTGCTGGTTCCGGGAAGAATGATAATTGTCCGTCCATGGTTGTTTAAAATGATTTCTCACGATTGAATAAATTGGCGACCAGGTCAACGATATTCTCAGGGATCTGCTCTGTGCTACCTGTAATGGCGGCTGCAATTCCTTTCTTGTCCTGTATGATCTGGTACACCTTCTCATCGATTGTATTCTTGCCAAGAAAGTAGTAGCATGTGACACTGTCTTTCTGACCAATACGGTGACATCTGTCCTCGCATTGCACACAATCGGCATAGGTCCAAGGGAACTCAATGAAGGCCACATTTGATGCAGCTGTAAGCGTCAGGCCGACCCCTGCAGCACGAATAGAACAGATGATGATATCCGTTTTCGGATTGTTCTGAAAGCTATCGATTGCAGCTTGCTTCTCTGCCTGATTTTCTCGGCCAGTAACTGATACCGCAGCTGGGAATGCCTTTTTAAGCCCATCTACAATTTCATGGAGTGAGCAGAAAAGAACAATCTTCTGGCCCTGCTCCCGGAAGTCATTCACGAACTCAATTACCTCTTTCAACTTCCCCTTTGCCGATACCTGCCGGAGGATGCTGATCCGGACCATCACCTCACCTCTCAGTGCCTTCTGTATCTTTTCATCGGTTGCATCCTTGTACTTGATCAGGTAGTTGATAAGATCATCCTCAGCATCCTGGTACTCTTTCCGGTTTGTGATCTCACAGATCAATGTCTGTCTCGTCTTGTCTGGAAGATCCTTCAGTACACTTTTTTTCTCACGCCTGAACATAGATGTGTCCCATAGTTTGAAGTTCAACTCTTTCAAGTTCGATGCTTCATTTGGACCAGAGCAATAGCGTTGTACGAAGTTTTTGTAACCACCGAAATCATCCATCCGGCCGAGTATTGACAATTGAGCGACCAAGTCTTTAGGCTTATTCACAACAGGGGTACCGGTAAGCTGGATGATCCACTCTTTCCCGGCACAAATGCCTTTCGTGAACTTGCTTTGTTGCGTTGCTGATGATTTCACACGATGTGATTCATCGATAATTACCGACTTGAATAGATTGATCGCCTGCTTGAATTCAACATCTCTCAGGGTAAATCTTGCTGACTTCTTTATTCGATGAACGAAGTACTTTTTCAGTGATTCATAATTGACGATGAACACCTGATTCAATCCAGTTTGCCAGAAGAATGGCCAGCTGTCGCGAACACTATCTGAGAGCACCATGGCCTTTTTATCGGTGAATTTATTCCACTCGCGCTCCCAGTTGATCTTGAGTGATGCCGGGCAGATAACAAGGCAAGGGAATGCATTGGCCAGGTTGATTGTTGCTATTGACTGCATAGTC